GTTTTGGATGCCACCAATAAACTGATGTCCGTTGACTGAGGTGCTTGACATCGTTGTTGCTTCAACGCTATCGACTGCTTGAACTAGCTCTACGTTTGTAACGTAGCTTGTTAAATCAATTGAGTTAACCGTAACGGATGTGTCTTTAAGTACGAAAATAGCCATGACTATTCGGCCTCTGCTTTCTTGGTTGTTTTGGTTGTTGGTTCGATATGGCCTGCACTAATGAGGGCCTCAATCGATGAGCCGTTTAGCTCATCATCGGTGATTGTGTCGCCAAGCGATTTGCCTGCAACAAGTTCTGATGTCACTTTGTAAGTAGCCATGTGTTCCTTATGGGTATGCCACCCACGGCACCGTAACGGTGTACGCAGGTAGTTCTTGATTGCCTACAGAATAAACCGTAGGTGTTGCGTCTGTTGCTGATGTTGCATCAATAACGATGTCCATAGTGTCCAGAAGCGCGATGAGTGCGTCAAGGTTCCCAGGTGGTGGCATTAACACGTTGACAGGGAAAGAAAGCGACAATTGGTTGGTGGTTGAACGAGTCACTTGTGGTGGGTCAATGATTACCGAAAGTGGGCGTGCATTGCGAGAGTCTGAGACAACAACAATGCCAGCATTTTCGAGCGTTGAAACCAGCCGAAGCCGAGCATCGTTTGTGCGTCCCATTATGCGACCTGCGCTCTGTTACAACCCCAAAGCCTAAGAATGTCGCCCATAGCAACAGGGTTGTTGCCAGAAGCTAATGATTCGTAAGACTGAAATGAATCTCCACCTGCCGAACCTCGTGAACGATAAAGCTGTGCAGCCATCATTGTTGTGCCAAGTTTGACGTCAGCACTTGGTGCCGTAGCAAGCACATCAGAAAAATATCCTGCAGCGCGCCTTCTACGGAACGCAAGCGCGTTGGCTGCATCTGTGCATACAGTAACGAAAGCGGTGTCATTTGCCGTTGCGGGCGATACCCCCAAGAATGACAGGACCGAACTGTTGTCGGTCCAAGTGCAAACACTGGTGTATGTGATTGTCGCTGTGTTCGGAGCAACGTCGCGTTGAACGTCATCGCCAGCGTCAAAGTAGATGACTTGATTTTCGCGGAAAACATTCCAGTCAAATTCAAAGTCACCCTCTGGGCCTAGACCAGTAAATTCATAGGGTTCGGTGGAGACAACTGTGAAGTTGCCATCCATTCCGTCACCCACATTCGCGACTGTTATCGCCTGCCCCATGAGAATCTCATTTGGAAGGAAGGTCTGCAAAACGACAACACCATCAAGGCGTTCCCGAAATGCAATCGATAAAACAGTCACGGCAGTGAATCCACTAGTTCGTCTTTATCAGACGAATGCAGCCTTGATGCTCTTTGAAGCGTCAATAACTTTTGCAGCGAAGTAGCCACGGAAAGCAATCTGACGTGAAAGCTGTGAAGGCTGTTCAACGCTGATAGCGCCCTTTTGCTGTTCCCAGCACTCAATGCCTGTTGGGTCCATGATGACCATGTCAGTTGCGCCGAGGTTGCGGTCAACGACAAGGCGAAGTCCGAAAGCAACAGCTGAGTCTGAGCCGGGTGTCATGGTGCCGTATGCGTTCATCGGTCCAACTTGTGGGAACAGTGGGCGGTCTGAACCGTCAACGAGTTGTCCAAGGTACTGGAAGATGTTTGGAGACACAGCAAGGGCTGATGGCAAGTTGCCATTTGAGCCAGTGAGGATGTCTGCAGCTGCTTGATACATCCAGCGAACCCATTCAGCAGGGTCTGTGATTGACGCGTTTGTGAAGTTGTTGCTGTTGGTTGTACCAGTTACAAGCTCTGAACAAGCGAGAAGGTCCGTACGGTCTGCATAAACGCGAGCCATGTCGTCCAACAAAGCGCCGAGAACTTCTGGCGAAGACCAGTCCATTGAAGCTTCTGACAGTTCAACGTATCCACCTTGGATTGTCTTGGTGATTTGCACGTCATCAACAACGAAAGCCGAAGCGGTGATGGTTGTGTTTTGCGTGGCTGTTCCAATGCTGTTGTGTGTTGTTACTACAGGACGAATAAAAATCGCACCAGCTTGAGGCATGGCACGAACGCCTGTTGCATCGATTAGAGGCCTTCTTGACTGGAAATTATTATAGATAGGGGCCACGATGGGAGTCGGGACAATGCCGGGCAAATCGCTTGTAACCACGTCTGGAGCTGCAGCGCGAATGTTGTCATTCATCTGAGCGAAGTCGTGTCCACCGCGAACGAATGAAGCGATGTATTCAGCAGCTGACGGAAGTTTGAATTCGCGTTTTGGTCCTGCATAAATAAGTTGGGTAGGGACAGCAGCCTCAACTGTGTCTGGGGTTTCTTGTGTTGCCACTTCTGGTTCCTCCTCGGAATCTGTTGGGGTGGGGTCTTGGGTTTCAGGTGCTTCAGCTGCAACTGCAACTTTGGCACCTTCAAAGGCTCCGAACGGAAGCAATGAAAGCTCCGTCCAGTTGCCTGCCTTCACGATCATTGTGCTTCCTTCGAAGCTGTAATCGGTGGGTTCTACGCCAACGGAAACTGAATCATAAAACTGACCGGGGCCAGCCTGAAGGAGCGTCTCATTTGCGAGATTGGTGTCATATAGCGATGCCGAAAATAGCATCGCGTCTGGTGTTGAAACACGTTCGCTGACCATGCCAAGTGGCTTGGTCATGTCGTGTCCAAGAATGAACTTTGGATTTGGGCCGTCAACTGGAAGTGAACCAGCAAGGAATTTAACGCGCTGGCCTCCTGAAACTACGGCCTCAACATTCCATGGGATTGCAACGCCTTCAACAACGCGCCGTGGCGTACCGTCTGGGCCTGCAGCGTTGATGCTGAACAGTTCGGCTTGGAGTTCTATTTTCAAGAGTTGCTCATTTCTGATGTGTCAGGGCTGGACATTGTTGAAGTGTCATCACCCTCTGAGATGTATTCCGAAGTGTCAAGACGTACTTCGCGCCCGCGCGGTAATGCATACGCGCTGAGCGTCTCACCAATGCAGTCGATAACTGGTTTAGCTGCGAACTGGTAAAGGTCTTGGCGAGATTGCTGTGCGTTGCTGTATGTCATGCCAGTCACTGGCGCGCCAACAAGGTACTGAGGAATGTTGCAAAGGTTGGCAAGTTCAGTCATCTGATGTGTGCGCGCTTCAACCAACTGCAACTTTGAGGGGTCGCTCGAAAATTCTGTCCATGTCACGGAACTGTTTAAGGCCCCAATCGCATTTCTACGGCGCGCCTGTGACCATGCTGAACACAGTTCACCAAGTTCTTCACTGCTCATTGGTTCGGAACCGTTGGTCTGCTGAAGATAACCAGCTGTGATTTCGTTAGAAGCGAAACGCATAGCTGCAGTGTCAAGGCGATTTGAAATTTCAATTGCTCTGGCACCCATGGAAAGCATTCCCTGCACTGGCGACAAGAATTGAATGATGTCATTCGTGATCAAAGGTTGACCTTGAAATGTCAGTTGGTTTGACTTGCCGTACCACAACGGACCGGGCATATCGTCAGACTGCACGTCTGCAGCTGGTAGCCATTGGAAAGTTAGCGGGAGGCCAGTGGCTTGACTGCGCGAAGTAATCGCCCAGAATGCTCGCCCATGAAAGAGGATGTCATCAGCAGTCCAAGCAAGGATGAACTGTCGTGTCACATTCGGGTCGGGCCGTGACATCCAACTTTCACCGGGCAAATGTATTTCTTCGTATTCCTCACCCATCCACTGGTTGGTGTACTGCTGGAAAGGCAATGAGGAGACAAGCGAGACAATGAGGTCACGCGCTCTTGAGATAGTAGGGATGAGGATTGCCTGCTGACGCGCCCATGAACCTGTGTACATCATGAAGTCGCTTGTGCCTGCCACGCCTGCAGCTGCCTTTATCGGCTCAGAAGCGAAAGCGGGTTTTGTTGTGCGAGTGAAAATCCCCATCACGCGGAGTCTTACACAAAGTAGTTGCAAATGCAACGACCCTCGAGAATTACTCCGAAAATGCGTAGCTCACTGTTTTGGTGATTTTGGGTTTGCCTTCTTGGGCGATGGCCCAGACAGCTGCACGAACTAGCTCTATCGGTCCGGGTGACCTAGACGAACTGATTGCGTTTATTCCGTTCGTTCTGACAAGCACCGCGCGGTTCATTTGTTCAATGAATATTGACTCTCCTGTGTGCCTGACTTGTCCTGATTGAATCATGGAGCGCACCAGTGTTGTCCAGCGTTGAAGTTCGCGGGTGCCTACAAGGATGGCGGTCCCGCGGATATTCGAAGGTAGGTGGAGGTCTAAAGAAGCGCCGATTGCCAGTGTCAACTTTGGGTTGTCTTTTCGGCACTGGTCAACAGATGCCCATAAGTCGCGAAGGTTATCCACAATGAACTCCACAGTCACGAGAACTTGGTCGCCACTGGTCACGGCCCTGACACCAACAAAGCGATGGTCTTCTTGTGACGCTTCTATCGCCAATACACCATTGGGGGGAAGATTGCAAGCATCCGCAATGTTCTCCATTAGCCCAATTTCTAACCAGCTCTTATGGCCCGTAATCCAGAGGTTGCAGCTTGCGCGTAGAAACGAAGCGGTGTTGGGTGAATGAGATTCTTCTTCGATAGTTGACATCTCAAGCAAAGTCCCCAGCGCGGGGTTTGCATATTTCCACGCCTCTGGTGTCATTGGGTCAATGTTGGAAGGTGGGCTGAATTCACAGAAGTACATCTTTGATTTTGTGCCTACAGCAATCTCTGACATTCCGCGCTCCCTCATGCGTTTCATGACGTGTGATTCTTCGGTTCCAGCAGTTGACCAGCAAGACAGCAACGGGTCACGCCTTGCGCGCATCGTGGGAATCAGGGCATCGTCAACAGCCAAGGTGGAGCAGTCGTAAAGCTCATCGATCACGACAAGGTCGCAAGACAAACCCATTCCTGCTGATGGCGTAGCTGCACGGACTAACCACCGGGTGCCGTCTGGCATTTCTAAACCTTGACGACCATAAGACTTGACAAGTTTCGCGCCGAACTTTTCTTCAAGGATTGGAGCCGTGGCATTGAACAATTCAGAAGCCAAGTCAAGACGGTGAGCCGTAGTCAATACCGTCTGGGGTGTACCGCGAAGCATGGGCATCCGAACAAGCCACCACATCACGAGAACTTTTAAGGCAAAACTCTTGCCGTTTTGTCGGGCCACCGACACAAGAGAGCGCGAGAACATCATCCGCCCAGCGTCAGGATGGTCATCAGGGAAAAGCGAAAGCTGGTCCCCCAAAACCTTGAGCTGCCAATCCATAAGTTCCACGCCAACAACGTCACGAGCGAAGGAAGCCAAATCCCCCAGCAAGACCCGATTACCACTCTCCGTGTTCGTGCAAAGTCTAGGACTTTCCGACAAAAACTGAGTTGCGTTTCGCCATTCCCTTGCCATTACTGGCGGAGATACAGAAATGGATTCTTTCGGGCCCC